CGCACCCGGTGTGCATATTCAGGTAATTTCGCGCTGACAGTCCAGGTAATGAAGTCAGGGTTCAGGCTCTTTTCTGTCCTTATGCCCCGCTTCTGATAATCCGATACCAGCGTGTCGGCCTGCTCGGTTGTACAGTCGTGATGATGGAACCAGGAGTATTTCATCGCCATCACCCCGCAAAGCTCATGAGCTGGGCGGCGGCGTTCTCGGCCTCGCGCTGAGTACGGAATGTACGTGATAAAATCCAGCGCCAGAGAACATCAAGCGCGGATTTATACAACTGCTGAAATTCGACCTCATCCATGCTGGAAAAAGCGATGCTGCGGGGATGTTTGCGAAGGGTGCCGTCCGGTAACTGGATGGCGTCATAGTGGCCAGCCTCAACCGTCACCCATGCGCGGTATGCATCGAAAGATTTACAGAGGCTAATTCCGTTTGTTACCCGGCGGTTTGCAATCTGTTCCAGATACTGTTCAGCCGCATCCAGTAATGCGCTTTCATTCCCGCCATATGCAGCGAGAAACTTTGCATAACCGTTTACCAGTTTGCGCTCATTGGCAGAAATGGCGCCGCCGGTGGGTTCCCAGTATTCAAACCCAAGATTAAGCAACGCAAAAAAGCGGCGATGGAATGCAGGATTCCTCACCTGACGGAACTCAGCCACCAGCACGGCGCCGAGTTTGATTTTTGATTGCAGAATATCACTGGTCTCCGGCGTTGCGGGGATCAGAATTCCAGATGACTGCTTGATGAGTTGTAATTCGTGCGCCATGGTATTCTCCGTGGCGCAGAAGGTTAACGGTTGTTCAGGCCGTTGATTTCATATTATCAGAAGGTGGTGTTACCCGGTAGCCGAGACGGCGAATAAAATGCATAAAACCGTTGGGAGTAAAAACTTCTTCATCATCCAGCAAAGGACGCATAGATACCATGCCATTTACACGATAGATAAGATGCCTGCCTGATGATGGAAAGCTAAACACTACGCAGCCATCAGATCTTCTTACAATGTCATACCAGCTATCTTCTGATTTTTGCAAAGCTGAATTACTCAATTTTTGTTCTCCCTTCAGGCGATGTACAGACGCGGTTAAAAATTGTCGGCAGCAGCATCAAAGGGATACGCAAATTGCGGTATTCTGAAAAATGCGCGCCAGCATTAAGCGCAATGTTAATAAAACCAGTCGTCAGCGCTTTCCCACGTTTCCTGCAGAATGCTCTGTATACGTTTTTTATCGCCATCAGCAGCACCGACGATACTCAGACCATCCTGACTGCCTCGACGGATGGTTAAGTTGCAGTTTTCATACTGATTCTGGAGACGGGTAATTAATTCTTTTTCAAGTGCAGGAACGGCACCTTCCGGAAGCTGTTTTGTCCGGCTGATAACAAGTTCAATTCTCATAATTCCCTCTACATTCAACCACTGTATATAAACACAGTATACCTGTTAGAAAGAATATTCAAGGGGTGAATAGCACTTTTTGCAAAAGCTAGCATGTTGTTTCATATCAGATTTTAGGCGGTAAAACCCGCCCGTTACCGAGGAATCCCCAGCAATGGGTGGGTTGAATTGATGGGATTTTTTTAAGTTGCGATATCTTTGGCCTGACAAGGATGGATCTATAATACTTAACAACTATGGTTTGGGGTTTTTGTAATTCTACGAATTATGTTGTTTTTTAGCTTCAGCTTTCCATTCATCAAAGGCAGTGTCTTTGTTCATGGTGCTGATATTGACCTTACGGTCAATATCATATACACGCCACTCACCGTTAGGCCTCTCTTCGCATCTAACTAAGTATGAATTACCATTAACATCTATGCGTCTGTCTATTTGCATGAACATTTTCAATTTTTGAATCCTCTTTAATATGGTGTTTTTGCCATTTCAGTAGCTTACTATTGATGAAGCGTTATTATTCACACTTCATTAATGCAAGCATCTTTATGCTATGCTACTAATTTAGCAATTGATATTCACCTTTATCGCGTACACCTTTACCGGTTCATCACCAAAGTGCGGATGCGTTATTGTTTTCACTTCATAGCCACCATACGGGACGTCAATTCTACGGCTGGAATCGTCGCGCTTCGGATATCCCTTTGTGATAATCAGGCGGTCATACTCCCTGAACATAATTCGCTTATTCCAGTAGTCATTACACAGGCGATACTCTTCCGTTTTCTCTCCGCGAATCATGGCATCGAAGTATTCACCTTTGACGGCAAGTTGCAGGTTAGCCACGGTTAAACTCCTGCGGCGGTTCTGGTAGCGGCATCCAGTGGGTTACTTTTCCAGACATCATTTCACCGCCCCATTTATCGCCATTCCATGAGCAGTTCCACTGGTAATGGCTTTTCCCGAGGTCATTTTGTTCTTCGACATAGCACCAATAGCGCCCGATTTCATCCGGCATCCGCTCACTACAGCTTATCCAACCATCCGGAATTACCGGCGCTGACTGCTCTTTAATATGCAGTCGTGGCTCGCCGTCTTTCGGCTCAGGCCACTGGCGAGACTTATTTATCTCCAGCTTTTCTATCATCGCCCTGGTAATGAATTCGTCAGAAATACCCATACGCCTTTGAGCATCCCACAATAAAAACTGCATATCAGCCCATTCAAGCGGATCGGATGGGTCGGCAGCGGCCTCTAATGCTTCTTTCGAGAGGTGCTTCAGTGGTCCTACTGGACCGACATCGCCGAACGTCTTATCTGACCACTCGGCGTGCTCGCGGCGAATACGTTCGCGTTCCAGCGATGCAAGCGCACGCTTCAGCACAATAAGAATTTTGGCGTCGTCATCGTCGAGGCCAAACGGAATATCGTCGCGAGTGTTTTCAAATTCAGCGATGGTTTGCTGTAGCCATTCTTTGGTAATAGTGGTCATGGTTAATCCTTCACAAAAATAATCCAGTGGGTTTTGTCGTTCTTCCCGGTTCGCTGGCCAATAATTGGTTTTACGTCCGTCAGCGCCAGAATTTGGCTAACCGGAATCTGCGTTTCGTTCCATTTGAAAATGAGTACACCGTGTGGCCGCAATACACGGAACGCCTCTTTGAACCCGGCTCGCAGGTCAGAACGCCATGTTTTTTTGTTCAATCGCCCGTATTTTTTACCCATCCAGGCAGTTTGTCCGACACGTTCCAGATGCGGCGGGTCAAACACCACAACCGGAAACGACGAATCAGCAAACGGTAGCGCGCGAAAATCAGCAATGAGGTCAGGACTGATAACCAGACGGCGACCGTCGCACAATGTGTGTTCTTCGGCGCGGATATCGGCGAACACGGCGCGGGAATCCTGTTTGTTGAACCAGAACATGCGAGAGCCGCAGCACACGTCTAAAATGGTTTCTGCCATCTCATTCCACCTTCACACCAATGTCAGTGCGTGTGCTATATGCAGACATGCATTGCGCGAACCCGGATTGGTCATCTGTCTGCCCATAGCTGAACCCAGCTTTCAGGCCGTCACGGAATGCGCCATCCTGCAACCTGTCGGCAGTTTCAAGCTTCGCCTCCAGTTCTACTATGCGCTGGCGGAACTGGATAACGTCATCTGTCTGGTTGCGCCATAGCTCGCACGCCAACTCAATTTCATCTATCGCATTCTCGAAGCTAAACCAGTTGCTCCATTCTGGTGCCTGGCCCATAACGGCTTTGTAGGCATCGTTCAGGGCGGATTCCGCGTCATCGCGTTCGCTGATAAGCTGAGTCTCGCTGCGTTCGAGTTCTGCTATGCGCTTACTCCCATCAGCAATAACGCCCTCGTAATACTCACGCTGTTCAGCAATACGCTTCTCTGCAGCTTCCAGTTGCTCCCGCGCCTGTCGCATATCATCACGCAGCGCAAGTGCCACGGCCTCTATTGCGTCTTTTTCCCGTTGGAGCTGAAGATTCTCATCCAGCAGCGCCAGCACAACCTGCGGTGTAACCTTCACACGAAACGCAAGCAATTTCTGCGGCGTTGCTACTGTCTCTATTGCTACAGCCGCTTCACGCAGCGCCTGTTTGTCGATGTTGCTCATTGGGCGGACTCCTGTTAAATCAGACCGGCGTCTTTGCGTTGTTTGTATTTCGCCATTAACATCTCGGCTGGCGTTGGACCGCGATCCCGTGACGGCGCGGCTAAAGCGCGACGAACAGGCGGTATGGGTTTACCTGCAAGAACTCGCTTTTCCCACTCATGCAGAATGTCGCCAGCGGCCCGGATAAGTTCTTTTTCACTGAGTTGCCCTTCCATTCCCCGGCGGCGCAGCTCCAGGCAGACGTGGTAATACAGCGGATTTTTATCTCGCCATGGGAACTGCTCACTGGTCGGATAACGGAAAACAAGCTTCCGCCAACGCCAGTATTCGCCCATGATGTCGTCAACACTGACCCCGAGCGCTCCACTCCCCTCACGGCACCACGCTACAAACTGTCCCGGCGATGGCAGAAACGGACGTTCCTGACGGCGGGCGACACGCATTCCGGCAGCTACTTGTTCCATGGTGGTAATGCCATTCTCACGGAAAGCCAGAACCCACTGGCGCCGGATTTCGTTCATCTCGGCCTGGCTGCGATTAGCCGTGGTAGCAGGGAACGCGGCCATAAGCTGACTGAACACGTTGTTGATGACCTTAGCAACCTGCTCAACTTGCGGTTTATCGTCATGCTGTTCCGGCATGTTGTTGGCAATACGGCGCATCTGCTCACGGTCAAAATTAACCATCTGCGCAGCAATGTTTTTCATAGCTCCACTCCGTAAATCCAGTCAGTGTTATTCAGGTCAAGTTTTGGCTTAGAGGCAGTTGTGCCAGTCTGTTGCTTGTTGCGGTTGATATCGAGTTGAGTCCACTTTTCGCGGAGCTTTGCCGGGCTAATGACGTTGCCAGCCCAGAAGCTGTCATGGCACGCCCAGCGAAACAGCACGCACATGTCGCGATGTGTCCGTCCGTCACATTCACGCATCAGGCGTATATCGTTAGCCCATCCTGCCAGGTTAGGTTTTCTGGCTGATGGAGAAATGGTTTTTATCAGGTCAAACATCCACTCGGCAGCAGTTAGGTCTTCAGCAGTTCCCCACTTGTTGCCTCTCTGAATCGCTGCTTCGGGTTTTAGAACATGAGGTTTCTTTGCTGGCTTGTCAGAGGATTCGTCAGAATTCTCGGACGTAGATCTTTTAATATTGTCTTTTGTTAGTTTGTCTTTTGTGGTTAGCAACTTCTGCTTAGGTGCGTTAGCAACTTCCGCTAAGGTTTTCTTAGCAGGTTTAGCTAATGTTTTGCAGAATCCGTTATTTTTAGTTTGCCACTCGGAAATATGGATATTCATACCAACCCTGCGGCCTTCCTGAATCAGTACCTTCTTCCTGATCAGACTGTTTTTTGCTGTCGAGCAATGGGTATGATGCTTCTGAATCATCTCCTCTAGCTGCTCGTTGCTGATCCAGTCCATTTTCTTGTTGTATCCATACGTTTTGCGCCATACGGCCATCAGGATGCACAGCTCAGTCTCCGGCAAACCAGAACACATCACGGCATCCAGAAGTTCATTTGCCAGGCGCGTATAGCCATCATCGAGATCTGCCACGCGCGGCTCCTTAGGTGCCACGTCAGGCACAGGAAAATTGATTACTTTGGCAGTGTTTGCCATAATTACTCCTGTGAATTGATCCAGTTAATTCCACCAGAAAGCCGTTGGTGTTCGAGCACCGCGGCTTTCGCCTTTTTAGTTGCTGCCATTTTCAGTCCCACCCCAGCGCATCCGGCCTGGCTCGTTCAGCCTTTAGCCCGGCATCAGCGAGAATCTCTACAGCTGTGAGATAGTTTCTGGATACCAGTACCGCTTCCGGTGGCGCGGCCTGAATCCCAAGAAAAGCCAGCTCTTTCGCCATGTTGCAGAAATACCCCTCAGCTTTACGCCTGCTGACTGTCGACTCGCTGATGCCCATATGCTCGGCGTATGATTTCTGACCTACCGATGCAAGCCGGTTGAGCAGGACACTCTCTATCTCAATCGGGTTGATTTCTGGTGGGTCTAACTTTCGTGCAATTGCGTTCTCCATGGGTAAATATCCTCTATGGTTATTTGGCTGACGCCTCTTGGCTTGGTAATGCATCTGTTGGATTTGGATACAAGTCAGGCCGTAACTCATGTGGCGTAACACCTGTAAGTTCGAAAACTGAACGAATGTGATCGGGGGGAATCCCGGTCTTTTTCCAGTTGGAAATTGTCATTTTTGAAAATCCAAGCGCTCTTCCAAGAGCAGCCCCTGTTCCAAATTTTTGAATTGCTTTTTCAATACCAGTCATAGGACCTCCTTAGATGACAAAAGTAAAGCATCATTTTACCAACAAGTCAAACAACACATGCCTACCTACAAGTAAAGCAATCATTTACAATGAGGTGATGAGCGATAACACACTGACGAATGGCCTGATCTCCAGGCTGGCAGAGTTAAATAAGAAGGGTTTCTCTAAAACAGAGATGGCCAGGGTAGCTGGTGTCAGCAAGCAAGCAGTTTCCAGTTGGTTCAAAACAGGAAGAATTAGTAAAAGCTCCGCATTAGCTATCGCTGATGCTGCTGGCGTATCAGTTCCGTGGCTGCTTGGTGAGGATGTCGGAGAGAAAGACGGACTTAAACCTGACGAACAGCGCCTGCTTGAGCTCTATCGCCAGTTGCCCGAGGAAGAGCAGCAGAACATGATGAGAGTTTTCTCTCTGAGGCTGAAAGAGCTGGACGAGTTGTACGCGAAGTACATGAGCCGCAGGATAAAAGGTGAAGGCGCATAATCACTTTTAAAATAAAGAGTTAATATAAATTAGATTTTATTTCGCTCTTTTCCCGGTCCGGTTACCAGCCTTCATCAAGTGCCTAGACGGGCATTTTCATAATGTTATTTTTTATAACTGAATCATAGACAAATACACACAGGATACGATAATGGATAATGGACGTGTTGAAGCTACTGATAGGCCAACAGAAATGATTGCCAGCAATACAAAATACCTAGTTTGGAACAACAAAGGGGGCGTGGGAAAAACTTTCCTGACGTACAACCTTGCAGTGGAGTTCGCAATTTCCCATCCAGACCAAGATGTTGTGGTTATCGACGCTTGTCCGCAATCAAACGTTTCTGAAATTATCCTTGGAGGCAATGGTACTGGTGAAGAAAACCTAAACTACCTTCGTGATAGGAATGTGACTATAGCTGGCTATATCAAAGAACGATTCAGTAAATCTCCGTTATCTCGTTTAGGAAATGAATCCTCTTACTTCGTTCGAGCACATACTGTTAACTCGAAGATGCCTGAGAATTTATACATCCTTCCAGGTGATGTCGATCTTGATATTTGTTCTCGTCTGATATCTCACATTGGCTCATCACCAGTTAAAGAAGCATGGAAGAAAAGTCGTTCTTTGTTAGTGGACTTAATCGCATCACTCGAAGCCGATAAGAGTATTTCTGACAGGGCAAAAACTTTCTTTATTGACTGCAACCCAAGCTTCGCAAGCTACACTGAGTTAGGTGTGGTCGCCGCAAACAGAATAATCATTCCTTGCACAGCAGATGCTGCATCAATTCGGGGCATAAAAAACCTTGTTAAGCTCATTTACGGTGTATCAATAGACAAGTCAGAACAAGACGAGATGTTCCTTGATTTCAATAAAGAAGCTATCCAAAACCTTATTGAGCTCCCTAAGTTACATCTTTTTGTACAGAATCGTTCCCGTACTAACGAAAGTGATGCAGCTAAGGCATTTAAATCACATGCAGAAGAGATCAAACGAATCACCGATGATCTCTTGAAAACTCACCCTCATCTATTCACTAGCGGAAATCTTTCTGAAAGAGTTCAAAATGTGAAGGATGGCAACACGCTTGCAGCTATTATTAACCATGAAGGGTGTCCGTTAAGTAAACTACAGCACAAAAGCTATACCATCTATGGTATGGCTACTCAAGCCAACAAAGCTCAGATTGAAGCGCTAGAATCTGACGTATCTACAGTTGTTAAATGTTTATAATTTTGGATAACTAATTCAGGATTGAATATTCAAAATACAGTGGAAATGCAATAGCGGCTTTACTTACACGGCAACAATAATTTAACCCGGCCACTGTGCCGGGTTTTTTATTGCCCTTTTCTTACCATAGCGGCCGCATCCCGCAATACACCCTTGTGAATGACGTTTCCCACTGCTCTGCGCTTAGCCTCCAGACTATCTACAATCGCATCGCGGCTGATCACTACGCCGTCGATTATCAATTCGACCACTGCGCCGCCAATCTCACCCGCAATGAATGCTGCACGGTCTTCTTCCAGCTCGTCACGATCCATAACCACCCCTTACTGATGTTTTTTTAATCATATACATATTGAGCTGCTAAACATAGTTCAAAAATGAACACGCTTATTGTACAGCTTTGCTTTACACTTTAATTCCGCAAAGGTTGACTGAAAAGTAAAATGATGCTTTACTTATTCCATAGCAACAACGAACCACCCAGGCAGGACGCCCACGAATGTAGCCGTCCGGGGCATACGAAGACCGGAATGAGGTGGAAAAGTTAACGCGCAGAAGGTGATAAACGTTCCGCTGGCCGGCGATAAGGCAAACGAGGGTGAGGATGATTGATTTCGCACGTAAACCAGCTCGACAGCAGGCCGTCCTGCTTAACCGGATTGAGGTTTTAATCCGCCGCCTCTGCTACCTGCTGGCGCAGAAAGGAGATCCGGATGCATAACCAAAAGACATGCGCTTACCACCTGTGTGGAAAGACGATTGAGCAAGGCAAAGAAGTAAAAAACGAGCTGACGCTGATTCGCGGCGCGCAGCTGACACATGAAGAGCGCGATTACTGCTCTGTACGTTGTGCCTCATACGACCAGATGGCGCACGAAAGTTAACGTAAAAGCCGCGCAAGGCGGCCCATACGTCCGGTGACACCGACCAAAGTTCCACCGGAAAACTACACAAAAAACCAAAGTTCACCCAATGGGCGCTATCTCTGGCCCGGGGATCTTACATCTAAAAAAGAGGATCTCACATGGAATTTTTCTATGTAGTAAAAGCTACGCAGAAATCCGGAAAGCAAGATGCGACGGTCTGGTTCACTGCAAAATCAGAAGCGCGCGCCAACCTTATGCTGGATGTCGTTCTGGAAGATGCTGAAATTGAAACCGGCCGCGGTAAGGATTATGCAAGGCCGATCCGCACCAATTTTCCGGTAGTCAACGAGCTGCCGCCGGAAGGTGAAATAAGTTTTACCTTCACTAATTATTATCGCCTCGGTGAAGATGGCATGACTTGGGAACAAATCCCCGGCGTCACCCTGCCATCATCTGAAGCCGCCACCGTGGCCCGCCAGCACATCGTTGACGGTGTTGATACCGAAACAGGCGAAGTGCTGGAAGACCACACCGAAAATTTTGGTAACGAAAGCAACAGCCCTGCCCAGGCAACAGCCCCAGCCCACGAGCTGACTGTTGTCGCAACTATGCCTCTCCGTCACCGCGTTCTTGCTCAGTACATAGGTGAAGGTGAGTATCTTTATCACGTCGACGCCTCCCAGAAAAAAGAAATTCTGCGTCTCGAAATGGACACCGATAATTCATATGTCCAGAACCTGCTGCTTGCCGCCGAGAATGTTGAAGCGTTCAAGAAAGCCATTGAACATGACATTCACAAAATAGTGAATGCCGTTAAAAAAGTATTCCCTGTCGATGGAAAAACTCCTGAACTGGCGACTGTTATCCAGTTCCTTAAAACATGGTTCGAGACGGAGCATATCGATCGCGGTTTGCTCGTTAAGGAGTGGGCGAAAGGCAACAGTGTATCGGCTATTCAACGCACTGAAAGCGGCGCCAACGCTGGCGGTGGCAATAAGACTGACCGTAACCCTGATTACGAACACACTCTTGATACTCTGGACGTAGAGATTGCAATGGCCACTTTGCCTATGGACTTTAATATCTATGAGCTACCTGGCAGCGTTTACCGTCGCGCAAAAGAAATCGTAAAGAAAAAGGAAAGTCCGTTCAAAGAATGGTCCGCAGCACTTCGCGCAACGCCCGGTATCCTGGATTATTCCCGCGCCGCTATTTTCGCGCTGATCCGAAGCGCACACCCTGAGTTTTATCACTACCCCGGACGCCTTCAGGGGTATATCAACGCCAACTTAACGGAGACTGATCACGAGAACCCCACCGAGGAAGCTCTCACGGCTGCCCGACACACTCCGGAAAAAGACGCGGTAGAAGAAGCCAACCGACAGCTTGCCGCCGCGCGCGGTGAATATGTGGAAGGCATCAGCGACCCGAACGACCCAAAATGGGTGAAGACCGGGACAAGCCAGCCGACCACCGAACCTGAACTGGTTAAAAATGTTGGCAACGGTATTTTCGACGTGTCCGCTTTAATGCAGAACTCATCAACTCATGGCACAGAAA